TTTTGTCCTGCTGTACAACACCAATCGTAGCACCCGGGCAAAATTGTTGGATGCGCTCCCTCCACTGGTCAGCTAAGAACTGTTTGTGTACGACAATCATGGTCCTGTACCCCAGTTTACATGCTATAGCCAAGGATACCGTCGTTTTGCCGTAGCCACATGGTAAAGAAAGGACACCATGCCCTGCTTTAATTGCTGCTGTGAGTGCCTCATTTTGGTGTGTAGCATCTCGGAGTTGTCCAACGAATTTGGTTTTGATACGGGTAGGTTCGGGACGTTTGTCTTCCCGAGGCTCTCCAAGCTTATCGGTTCCATAGAATCTTGGAACGCAGACTCCAGTCTTAGTTGCTCTGAAAACTTTGAAAGGTGGTGGAGGAAATCCATAGTCTCCATTGACCACAGGTCTTACCGTTAATTCTTTTTTAATTTCTTGGATTGGTCCTTCACTCACCAGATACCCCGTTCTTGTAAGGGTTGTCATTAATTACTTATTTAAAAGGTACAAACTTTAAATGGGTATAAGATGCCTACCGTCAACATTGAAGAGAATATTCAACAAATTGTGGGTAAGATTGAGAAAATGACCCAAGAGGTTTTTAGACTTCAAGGGATGCTCACAACCTTTGAGGGGTTTAAGAAGGGTGGTCTGAAAACTATTGACCTCCCCAACGACCCCAATCAGGAAGAAGAACTCGAGAGTGTCCAAGAAAAGCCTGAATAAGCACCAACATTCCAAATACCCTTGAAATCCAATTCGATTTCAACTTCATCATCCTTTATTAGAGACTGAATAGGGCGTCCTTTGACGTTACACATCACTCTCCTATAACGGAACGGTACCTTCACTTTTAGAACTCTCCCATCTAGGGGGTCATCCACATTTTTATTTAGGAGTAGGTGTAACTTATTCGTATGCATTCGTTGTATAATTTCTGAAACCTTTTGGGGAATTATAAAACGGATATACTTTTTATCATTGAAGTCATACATGGGTTCATACACAGTCGCTATGAACTTCATTGATTTCTATTACGATATACTAAAATTAAAACTATAAGTAGTACGACAACGAATGACACGACCTGTGTCAAGAGGAGAGACTGGAGAGGCTCCCTGGTATCAAATTGTTGATGACTTAGGGCTCTAGAGACTTCCACAGCTGCCTCGATACTCGAATAAGGTGTGTTTCTCGGGGACATCATACCACACATCGCAACCTTGGAACACTTCCCAAAGAATGGGAGTTGTCCATAGAGACTGAGAACCCCTGAGGATTGGGTGAATTTCCAAGTATTCCCTTGCCACTCGGCACCCCAACCGATACGCATCTCCAGAGGTTCTGGGAGTTCGAGTTGCTTGAGTACCTCAGCCTTTAGTATATCAGGTTTAGATCCCAATATCTCCTCAGTGAGATTACAGATGACACATGACACAGTTTTACCATTTGAAAGTACTTTAGGTTGGAGATTCCATTTGGTTTTCGCAGCAATCTCGAGATCTGTTTTTATTTCGAGTATATCTTCGTAGTCGAGAAGAACATTGATAGCACCATATGTACTCTCACTCACTATTTGGTCGGCACCTGGACCCCAATTATCTCCAAGTACCTTGATGGCTGGACTATTATCGAGACACAAGAAGAGCATACCATCTTCTATGACTTTGCCATCTGAAAATGTAGCCATGTACGTATCTTCACCGTACACGACAGTCTCAAGTTCTGTATTGAACACAAAGTTTCCACCAGCTTCCATGACTGCCTCTTCCATCGCATCACACATGACTTTACCTGAAACCTTTTGTGTGTATGACTTGGAGAGACCAACATGATCCAAATTTCTTACAAATTCATAGGCTGACATGACATCCCAAGTGACACCATCCATAATCAGAGGGAGACTTTCTAAAAGAGCTTGACCCTTCTCAGACAATGTTCCCAACGACTCCTTGAGGGAAAAGCGTTTAAACCTTTTGGGTTGTGTGAGTACTTTCGCAAATAGGGTTATCAATGTGCCATAGTCCTTCGTGCTGAGAGAACTGAGAGCAAACGCAGTGTGACTAGCACCATCTGATGGTACAAATATATCATCCCAAGAAATTCCCATCTCATTGAAGATGGACTTTGTATTGACAAATGCTCGATCGAATACGATCCTATGTGCGTGGAGATCACGAACTTCTTCATCAGGTTCCCACCATGAGCCACCTCCTGAAAGTTTTCTATCGTAGAGTGTTACTTCATGATCAGTTGACCTGAGTATTTCCCATGCGAGGGACATACCGGTGGGTCCAGCTCCAACGATATGAATCTTCATTCTACTTTTAGGGGATATATTATATGAAACCAGTTTTTTTACGCTCCTCAGGAGTCTTGAGAACATAGAGAGTGGCGATGAAAATGATCATAGATAGGAGAGCGATTTCTATATCACTCGTAACACTAAGTGCCAGGATGAAGATGGAGAGTACACGAAACCACTGTTCATTAAAAAGTACCACAACCCTATTCGGTATATAGACGATATCACGGGAGAGTGTAACTTGATACATCACCAGAAGCGTAAAAATGATGGGTATTTTAAGAGTATTTTCTATAGAACTACTCACTGGTTTAAGAAAATTCATTTATTTTGTATCGATATTTAAATTTAAGCGCCTCAATTTTTCTTCAAACTCTCTACGTTCACCTGGTGATTCAATCCCCTTTCCCGTGGCGATGGCTTCAATCTCTGGTCCCGTGAGTTGCATGGCATTGACCCTAAAGTCCATGAATGCTTCCATCGTGATTGGGACCAAGGGCTTCACGAGGTTGAAGATGGCTGTCGCATAGTCTCGTATTTCCTGTTGCGCATGGGCATCCATGCGGAGGTGAAGGTAGTGGAGGAGGTTATGAAGGTTAATTTTCCAGTAAAATTCTGTGTATGTGGATTGTGGGAGGGTACCACGAGCTTGTTCTCGGCAACACCCATTCTCCAAGAGTTCTTCATAGACGTCAAATGATTGACTCAATTGTTGGGACACCTTGTCATCAAGATTGTCCTTGAGTTCGATAGTACCCTCTGAACCCTGATGATTCACCTCAGATTGTCCTCGATAGGTATCAGGTTCATAGTACTCTTTAGGCACCACAGAATATCTGGCTGAGAGTTCATTCACACTGGCGGTGCGGTGACGAAGGTGTTGTCTGGCGATATAGAGGGGCATTTTTATGTGAAACTTGAAGTCGACCATTTCAAATGGGGTTGTGTGCCAGTGTCGTAGGAGATATCGGATGAGACCACGGTCTCCACGTGAAGTTTTGGTACCGTCACCATAGGATACCCGTGCTGATTGGACGATGGACGAATCCAAATCTTTTTGAGGCATGTGATCCACGAGCCTAACGAACCCATGATCGAGAACATTTTCCATTATGGATGAGTATCCGTTCAAATCTTTAATAGTTACACTCGTCATCGAAGGGGACCTCTCCACAAAAATCATAGAGCTTATTCAACTTCTTTTGTGTCTCATCCATGGCATCTATAGCATCATCCACCAGGTCCAAGAATGTATCCAATTCATCGAGGGCTATACGATGGGTATTCCTTAGGGGTTTCTTTGAGTGAAAAGCGGATTTGAGACGCTTGTTACTCTTGATGAGCTTGTCCAAGTTGGGCTTGTTCACGGCACACATACGGATGGTGAGACTCATTGTATATATTTTACTCACTTCAAATCTTTAATCAACTCCTCAATGTCCCGATAGTACCTCTTGAGGTCCTTCATGAACCTCTTGTTCTTCTCGAGGACTTCACATTCTACTTTGTTCAAATAAATCCATGCTAAATTACATTTGGAGTACTTTGTCCTCTTTTGATTCTCATTGGGTTTTCGAGCAACTAACTTCTTGGTAGTCTGCTTCTTTTTCACAGAGGCTGGTGTCACTTCTTTCCGATTCACGAAGGAGAGTGCTTGCATCACGGTATCTGCCAAGTCATCCTTCTTCTTGGACTTTACGAATGTCTCGATCCAGTGTGCATTCACACCATTACTACGGATAAAGGCTTCACACCGCTCAATAGAAGCTTTCTTCCTCTTATTGTATTGTGCTTTACCTGGACCAGAAATATCTGGAATCTTATGAGAGGCGTGATAAATGATAGTTTCAGCCTCTGGACACTTGATGATGAAGTACGCGTGAAGAAAGTGCATGACTGAAACCATTTTCTTATTAAAAGAGGGTTGCTCCTCGATGAGAATAGTTTTAGCTTTGAGTACCCAAGGTCGAGCATCTAAGTGATTTCGGAGGGACACATAGACACCATCGGCGTGTTGTGGTGGAATCCCATCAACGTCCCACTCCCTCACTAGGTTCTCATGGTCTTCATCGAGGAGACATAGAGCTAAATTCCTTATACCAACGTCGATTGACAATATAGTCATTGGTATAAAGGATGAAATTGTCTTTAATCTTATTTGAATTGTTGGTATAACATTAACACCACGAACAAACAACACATTGAGGAAGATGCACTAGAAGCATATCCGATTGTACTCGTGTCCAACCCAAAAGAATCTAGGAGACCACCAGACGCTCTTCCAAGCCATTTAAAAGGATTAAATGGACTATCGGGGTTAAATGGATTTAATGGACTATCTAACAATGGAATATCCGCCTTAGTCTCTTCTTTACACTTTGGTTTGCAATACTCTTCACATTTTTCATTTGGTGATACACAATAGGGTTGGTTCTCGATTGGTGTAATTTGATACTCCGGGAGGGTTTCTACAGTACTGTATTTGAGTTCAGACGCTTTTACCACTCCCTGTTCATATTCATTCCAATTGTGTGGGACGCACCCAGCCATACAATTCTTGAAATCTTCTTCTTCATCTTCAAATTTATCATCGAGGTACGCAATTAAACCGACACCAGCACCAATCGCTACAACTGTCCTAACGGTAGCACCATCGGGGAACATCTTAGATGCGAGTGCAGCGTCACCCGAATCAGTAACCGCTTTCCTCAGTTTGGCAACGCTGGCTGCGTCTAGGTTTTTTAATATCAAGTCAGTATCGGCTTTATTCAAGGCTTTAAAAGCATCCAAAAATGTATCCGCCGGCAACGCCTTTATAGCTGCGACTAAGACCTCCGAGGTGACAGTTACAGGTACTTTTGCACTTCCTGAAGCGCCACCAGCAAATCTACGGAAAGCGCCTGCTAACTTTGCAGCCGCCATCGTTACTTTACTTCATATTTAGATTTTAATTTAAGAAGAGCTTTGTGGACTGGTGTATTTTCCATAATGTATTCATATCCA